TTCCTTTCTGTGAAGTAATGCCAGTTTATACCCACTCTCTCTATTTCTACTCTCCTGTGCGACCTATCGTTACCAAATCGTTATAAAGACTAACCAAACTTGTTGAGTTGGTAGCCCTTTAGCCCTAACAGCTTTATTTGCCCGACGACGGGCAAGGGCTAAAGGGCTACCAACTCAACAAACTAGATAAGCCCCACAGCCAAATAAGACTGTGGGGCTTATCGCCAGAGAACCAGTCTGGCTTGGTTGGTGGGCTAGCCCTTGGAAACTAGCCCACCAAGTTTATTTAGTTAGTCAGCCTCGGCAGAGAAATCATCTGCGTCAAATCCGTAGCCCTCTTTCTCAAGGTCGGAGTTCTCAACGATAATGTCTATGTCGTAGTTTAGGTCGTCAGAAATGTTGTCCCAGTCGTAACCTCTTGGGGCAGAGATTTCTATTGTTCCCTTGATTTCTATGGTTACATACTTCGTAACCCTTTCGTCAATGCCAAAGATGTCGCAAAGTTTCTCACGCACTTCCTCGTCAATGCTGTCCCAGTTCTCGTCAAGGTAATCAGTCAGAGAACTAATCTGGCTTGCTAAGTTTGCTACCTGTTGCTTAGAGGTTTCTAGCAAGTTGTCCCTGTTCGTAATAATCTCGTTTAGTTTCACGATTTCTTGGCGAATAGTTACTTCGTCTGCTTTCGGACCTGAATACCAACTAGCACCCTTGACTTCTAGTCCTAAGATGTCCAACATTGGCTTTACTGCGATTTCCGACACTTCCTTTAGGTTGTGAGGGAAGATAACGATTTGCTGTAACTGTTCCTCAACGGATAGTTCTGGCTTTACTTCTTGGTTCTCTTGTGGTTCTTGGTTCTCTAACATAGTAATCATCTCTCTTTCTTGTTCGGGGGATTTCTATGTAGTCCTAGTATGGCACTAAATCTCTCTATCTACACCTGTCGTTACGCAACTGTTACATTTCGGATCATAATAGGTTTGTTGAGTTGGTTGCCTTATTGCCTAACAGCTTTTTTTGCCGTCACGATAGACGGCAGGCAATAAGGCAACCAACTCAACAAAGCAGATAAGCCCGACAGCGTTTCGGCTGTCGGGCTTATCTAATTTGTTAGGCGTTGGCGAACTCCATAACAGCGCCGAGTATTCGGGCTTTCTCGGCATTTACAACTGGGTCAAATCCCGAGGCTGCTGCTGTGAGAGCCTCGCCACCCTTACGACCTGTTCGGAAGTAGTCAATGCGCTCGGTCAAGGTGTTTAGCGCTCCCCACGCTGTGTTCTTGATGTTCGCATTGGTAGGGCTGTTGTCCCAAAGGTTGTGTAGCAAATCAACCTTATCGTTCCAACGAGTGACTGCGACCTTTGGTCCAGTTGTTTCTGGCTCGGCATAAATCGCTTTCACGATTTCGTCAAACTGGGCGTCAGTCATAGATGTTTCAAACAACTGCTTAGCGACAGTTTCAAAGTTGTCCATGTGGTCAAAGGTAAGACCTAGAACACGCCTAGCCTCGTCAATACGACCACCAACTGTTGCTGTGTGTCTAATCTTGAAACTCTGCTTAGAACCTGCGATAGCCATGTTTAGCGTGTTCTGGCAAACAACTCTAACTGGCGTGATGTTCGCTTGAACTGCTGTTGAACCGTCATGCGAGGTGTGAACGAGCAAGTATGTAACAGTCTTGTCGTTAGCGCCCTGTGGGTCAAGGATAAACTCCTTCGGAACTACCAGCGAACCGAATACAACCTTGCCACCTTTGATAGAACCGGCGCTTTCCCAAGTTGCTCCACCGTCAAGGATACCGTCACCAAAGGCAAACAGTTCCTCGTTCTGAACTACCTTGTAGCGTGAACCAACCACGCTTAGAACATCAACCCCAGCGTCAAAGGGGTTATCACGAACTACTAACTGGTTCTCGCTTGTGTTACGGTAGCCCTCGGGCATAGTCAAATCCTCTAACCGAACATTCCAGTTAGCCAATTTGGCGCTCTCTAGCATTTCGCTAGTTGTTACGTGTTGGTCTTTATCAAACAGAACATTTGCTAGACCGTGCCAAGCAGGTTCACCTCTAAGGGCAAACGCAACCTCGCCATTGTTACCGATTTCTAAGGCGTGAGCCATAGTAATCACTCTCCTATTATTTGGGTAAGCATTGTTGCCTACAAGAACAAATCTAGCCTATTCTATTACCACTCTACTCTCTCCGTTATCAAACTGTAATAAACTTGTTGAGTTGGTGGCTTATGTGGCTTAACAGCTTTTTAGGCGTTCCGATAGACGCCAAGCCACATAAGCCACCAACTCAACAAAAAAAAGCCCCAGAGCACTGATGCGTATGCTCTGGGGCTAACTTGGCGAGGAGATTTGGGAAGGGCAGACTCGCCAAGATTATTTAGTTATAGTCGCTCTATCTGTCTTTGGTAATCAGTTAGAGCAGTGATTAGGTTTTCGCTAAGCCCGATGGTTTCTCCTTCGGGTCCAGCCCCACCAGTGATAATTACGTTACCGACAATGTAGTCCGTCAGTCCGTAGTCCTCACTCCAAAGTGCTGTCGCAATAGGGTTCTGGTCTAGTCCAGTTAGTTTACCCTCCTCGTTTAGCCAAAGGTCTATGCCTTTACTAGCGAGAGTAACTAATTGAACCCACCCCCCTACTGTTTCTTGGGCAAGTTTCAGGAACGAGCCCTCGTTGAATTCTACTACTTCTTTGGTTCCGTCAGTGCGAATGATTAGTGCCTTTTCCATTTTATTCCTCCTCCTCGCACTCGTAGCACTTGCCCTCGTTTAGTTCCTCCTCGCAGGAGAAACATACCTCTACGATTTCAAATGACTCGGTGCCTTGATAGTGGCTGTTTAGTTCTTTGAGGAAATTGTGTTCAGCATTTCCCTCGTTGGTTCCCTCTACAACACCCTCGTATTCGTAGGTTGCTGTAATCTTGTATTTCTTATCTGCCATTGCTGGTTCTCTCTAATCTCTCGGTATAGCCCTTGTTGGCTATGTATTTAGTATGCCAGTCCTATTACACATCTACCCTGTCCGTTATCTAAACGTTATAAACTGATCCAACTCAACAAAAGCAACACGCCACGAATTTATTAGGGGTTTCGGCGTGTTGCTTTTGTTGAGTTGGCATAAAAAAGCCCCCCAGCCGAGAGAGAGGGCTGGGGGGCAGTTGGCAGGGGAAACGATAAAAAACCTGCCAAGTTTATTTAGTTATCATCCTCTGGTTCAGGGTCGAGTATGAAATCGCCAAAGGCGTCTCTGGTTTCCCAACTGAAACCGTCAGCGATAGGGTTGTGGCTATCTAGGCTTGCTAGGTAGTTGTTCCATAGTTCCTCGGTAGCACCCTCTAAATCGGCTACGTCATCAAAGCACATTGTTTGCCAAAGCAACTGCTCGTCTGGCTCGTAGTTATCGGTTAGGAACTTTACTAATTCTGTTCTGGTCATTTAGTTGTCCTCACATTCGCATTTGATTTCTAATTCGCAGTCTGGACAGAACGCAAGGTGAGCCGAACTATCGGTGTGGTGTAAGTTTTCGTGCTTACATTCATCTAAATAGGCTAGTCTTGCTTCCTCCATTAGAGCCATAGCACCTGCTAGGGCTTGGTCGAGGGTCGTAAACCCTTTCGGGTTTACTTCCTCCATACCTTTGTATTCATTACAGGACTTACACACAATAGTTCCCTCTGGGTAAGTTGTGCCACAGAATACGCACCTCATTATAGACCCTCCATTGTTTCTAGTAGTCGGGCGTTCTCTGGGGTTCTGCTGTCGTCAATAATCCAAGTTCCTGACCTGCTTTGGATTTCCTCTGCTAAATCACGAACATAGTTTCTTAGGGCGACACGATTTGCGTATTCGGTTCTAAATTGGGCAACCATTTCCTCGTCTAGCGAGAATACCTGTATTGCTGATTTAGTCTGGTCTAGGTGTTTGCCTAAACTCTTGTCTAACTCGTTTAGAGCCTCTATGATTATGTATTCTTTGGTGTTCACTTGGTTCTCTCATTTCGTTTGGGTAGCGTTGTTGCTACGTAATTAGGATAAGCCTATTAGACCTAGTCTACTCCACTCGTTATCATTTCGTTATAAACCGATCCAACTCAACAAAGCCCAAAGCCCACGCATTTATAGGGGGGCTTTGGGCTTTGGGCTTTGTTGAGTTGGCAAAAAAAGCCCCCCGCCGAGAGAGTGGCGGGGGGCTGGTGTTGGCGAGGGAATCTATCTCGCCAAGTCTATTTAGTTATTCACCTCGGGTTCTGGGTCAACCCATTCGGCAGATTCGTTGAGAACCTTGCCATCGATTAGAGCCTGAACTGCTCCCGAGTAAAGCATTTGGTAATAAAGATAGAGGTCAACCCTCATCAAGTCCTCGATTCGCTCTGGTAGTTCGGCGGTGAGTTCGTGAAAATTGTTCTGGTATTCGCCGTCAAGTTCGCCCCAAGTGTCCGCTATGTCGTAATAGTAAACTGGAACTGCCCCATCAGCGTATTCGTGTGCCGAGTCCTCTGGGTATGTCTGGCTTAGGATGTGTTCTCTATCGCCCCAAATTTCCTCGTTTATGTCTTGTTCTGTGTAAAGCATTGGTTCTCTCGTTTCTCTCTGCGTAGCCTTGTTGCTACCTATTCAGGATAAGCCTATTTAGCACTATCTACGCCTTGCGTTATACAAACGTTATAATTCGATCCCAACTCAACAAACAGCCAAACAGCCACTTATTTAGGGGGGGTTTGGCTGTTTGGCTGTTTGTTGAG